GGGTGCTATTATAAATGAAAAAATAAAAAAAAAACACAATATCAAAAATAATGCTGATTATCAACAATATCTTTCAAATAATTCACAAAGAGTAGTGAAAGAAAATATGAATAACGCAATGAAAACTTGTTCCAATTATACCATTAATAGATCTAACAATTCAACCAATAATGTACCATTTTTGTACACATCTAAAAATAAACATATGACACCTTACGGATACAGCAATAGCGACTTAAAAAATATATATCTTTCAAGAGTTAAACTAAATGAGAAAAAAATAACACCATTTATAACTTTAAACTCACTTAATAAATTGTAGATAGATAACATAAATGTATATTTTATCTATCGATGTAGGAATCAAAAATTTAGCACATTGTTTAGTAAAAACAACCAATAATAGTTATGAAATTGTTTTGTGGGACACTATTAATCTAACTGATGGATTATTACCTATATGCAATAATATTAAATGTAATAGTATAGCAAAATATTATCATGATAATAAATGCAAATACTGTATGAAACATATAAAATCATCTAATATGATAATTCCAAGTAAATCACTATTAAAATATAAAAATAGTACGCTTAAAGAATTGAACAATTCAATTGAGTTACATAACATTCCTTTAACAGAAAATATAAAGACTACAAAAACTACTTTAATAAATGATATTGAACGATTCTTAAATACTAAATGTGTTAAACCGATTGAAAGTAATTTAACTTCTGAAATATCGCTTGTAAAATTGGGTATTAGGATTAAAGAAGAATATGATATTATTTTTAAGGATTATGAAATTGATCAAGTTGTTATAGAAAATCAAATTAGTCCAATTGCTACCAGAATGAAATCATTACAAGGCATGATTACTCAATATTTTATAAATAATGACATACATGATATACATTATTTGTGCTCAGTAAATAAATTAAAAGATTATACGGAACATAAAAAAGGGACATATTCTGAGAGAAAGAAATTAAGTATTGGCATAGTAAAAGATATTTTAGAGAAAGATAATAATAATTGGTTAGACAGATTTAACAAAAATATAAAAAAAGATGATATGGCAGATACGTTATTGCAAGTTCTATATTTTATAAAACATAATAATTAATAATTGCGTAGAACTTAAAATTATATGTTATTATTAATTCATAATGGATGGACCAGAAATTATAAATATTGGATTAAATGATGTCAATTCTAACATTAGAATTGATTTGGAAGAAATACCTAGTTCAAATATGGGTGCAGGTGTTGAATTACTAATGAATGAAAAAAAAATCCCAAAAAATGATTCCATGAGTAACGACATCAATATTAACGAACTTAATGACTTAGAAAGTGAACTTAACAATTTATCAGATTCAATCGGTATTGGGAAACAAGATGATGGACTATCGTCGTCCGTATCATTTGATTTAAATAGTAATAAATTTGACAAAAGTCCTCGTGATGTAGGGGGGGACGATATTAATAGTGGTGTAGGAAGATCCACCTCAAACGATATGAATAAAGATACAAAAACATGGGATGGGTTCGGTAAATTTAACGATGTACCTATAAATCCGGATGTGAATGCCAAAAAAAAACCTGACATGAGTAAAGAAGAATTATTATATCAGAAATTCAAGTATTTAAGAAAACTAGAGGATCTAGAAAATAAAGGAGTTCAGCTAACAAAGAAATATACAATGGAATCATCTTTATCTGAAATGCAAGGTGAATATGAAAATATTATAAATGAAAAACAGAAATCAAATAGTGTCAAATTTCAAGGTAAAATGTTAATGGCGGCAATTACTGGTCTAGAGTTTTTAAATAATAGATTTGATCCATTTGATCTAAAACTTGATGGATGGGCGGAACAAATAAATGAAGGAATTGACGATTATGATGAAATATTCAGCGAACTTCATGAAAAATATAAATCAAAAGCTAAAATGGCACCCGAAGTGAAACTTTTATTTCAGTTAGGTGGTGGAGCAATGATGTTGCACATGAGTAATACAATGTTTAAGTCTGCCATGCCGGGTATGGACGATATTATGAGACAAAATCCTGAATTAATGCAACAATTCACACAGGCTGCGGTGAATTCTATGGGTGAGAGTAAACCAGGATTCTCAAATTTTATGAACGATGTAATGCAAGAAGAACCCGTACCAGAAAGAGTAAATCCATTTCAACAAAGTGCTCCAGTAAGCAGACCCGCTTCTGGTGTACGCGAAGCACCCGAACGTTCAATGAGAAATGATATCAGCGATTCTAGGTCAGAAATGAGGGGACCATCCGATATTTCTGATATTCTAGGTGGTATCAAAACAAAAACAGTTAATATTAAAAATCCTAACGAAGAAGGTAGTACGGTAAGTTTATCTGAATTAAAAGAGATGAATGACAATCTTAAAATGCCCAAAAAATCAACTTCTAACCGAAGGAAAAAATCTGACAAGAATACAGTAAGTTTATCATTATAAATAATTTAAATCTATCATTAGTAATATAAATAATGATTACCGATAATACCAACGATGATGATTTTTTATTTTTATCATTAAATAAGCATCCAAGTTTTGGACAACTTTCACATGATGAGAAAAATTCATTAGTAAATTTAATTCAGAAAATTAGAGAATCTGGTGCATCAGGATATTGGTTAATTTCGTCAAGTGAATTAGAAATCAACAATATCCCATTTGCATACGGATCTTTCTCAACCGTACACGATTGTGTATGGCGTGGTGGGAATGTAGCAATTAAAAAACCTCGTTATAATAAAATAACTAACTTGGCGGAGTTTTTACGTGAAATAGAAGTATGGAGTACTATACGTCATCCCAATTTAGTTCAGTTTATGGGAGCATCGTTCAATGAAACAAAAGAAGAAATTTACATTATAATGGAAAAAATCAATGGTCATAATTTAAAACAATGTATCAGTAAACTTAATTTAAATAAAAAATATGTTTTAATAAATCAACTTATTGCATTATTCAAATTTTTACATAATTGTAATCCGCCAATTATTTATCGCGATCTTAAACCTGAAAATATTCTTATTGATAATAATAATAATATTAAACTTTCTGACTTTGGATTGAGTAAACATTATATAACCGATGGCGATGGCGACGGCAAGGGCGACGGCAAGGGCGATGGCGATGGCGATGGCAATGGCGATGGCGATGGCAATGGCGATGGCGATGGCGATAACTATTTAATGACCCCGCAAACAGGTACATTAAGATACATGGCTCCCGAGGTATATTTGAACCGTTCGTACAATTTAAAAGTAGATATTTATAGTTTAGGTTTGATTATATATTTTATAATTACCAATAAAAATCCATTTATTAGTTATTCTAAACAAGAGATGGAAAATTACTTTAATGCAGATGATTTAATGTTTTCCACAAAAGAAATTAATAATAAAGAAATTAGAACTATTATTAATAATTGCATTAATAGAGATGTTTCTGAAAGATGGGATATTAATAAGTTGTATAATGAGTGGAATTCACTCACTCAAAATAGTATTAGATGCATAATATCATAATTATACTGATGAAAATGTCTTCGGTTAATGTTTTTGTTTTTATTGTTGTTGTTGTTGTTTTTTCCATTCTTCACGTGTAGTTCTATATACTCCATTATACATAGAACAATCTAATTCGTAATTAGAATGCTCTATCTTATTTTTTCGTTTTTCACACATTTTACAAAACAGTGTTATTATGTTCATTTCTATTATAAATTGAAATATATTAAAATCATTTGTAGTATGATAACAAATACAATGGATTCTATTACAAAACAAAATTTAACTGCTTTTGGACTCGGCGAGTGTATCCTACTCATTGAAGAAGAACTATGTCTTCACACTATGACCGATATTAATGAAACTGATGTTGATGATGATTATGTTGAAGAGATTAAAGATACAATCCCACCAAAACATGTAGACAATTTAATTTTGTTTATTAAAACACATAAAACCGCGCGAATGGTAAGTATGCGCGCGGATTTTCAATCTACCGAACGCAGTTCAACTCGTGTAGATAAGTCAACTGGTATTGAAATGCGCAAATGTTATCTACTTCTTCTTAATAATAGGTCTAAAACTGTTAAAGAACGACAAGAATATTTCTACAAATATTTCATTCTACCATACATTAGTAACATTGATGAAACGCTTGACGAGAAAACATATATTAACTTTGAAGGAAGAACTTATGAATTTAACCAAAATACAATTTCAATTGGACGTGGTTGTCCTGAATATCCTGTGGATATTGAAATTAAACATCGCAATCCTTGTGACCTAAGTGTATCAAGGGTAAATTGTATCATTACAAGGGTTCGTTCCGATGAAGGATACGTTTATAATCTGTTGGATGCTTGGTCTATGGTTGAAACGCGGGTTACTAAAACTAATCCTATTAATACATTGATTACATCAAAAGAATATGTCAACATCATCTCATGGAATTCAAAAGAAACCGTGTATATTAGTTGCGGTGAGAAATCCTGCAACAATAAAATCCAATTCATATCAAATATTCCGTCTTCCAGCGACCATGAAGAAGATAATGAGGCGGTTGAACGACGGATGGCAGCTGCGGCATCCGATGCGGTGGCGGTTGAGCGACGGATGGCAGCTGCGGCATCCGATGCGGTGGCGGCAACAGCAGCCGCGGCGGTAGCTGCCGCGAATGACGACGGACCTACATGTGTAATTTGTTTCGAACCTGCGACTATCCGACTAAGTTGTGGTCATGCCACATATTGTAGTAACGAGTGTTTAGACGAACACGTTGCTCATCAAAATACCGCAACTAATTCGGTTGAATGTCCATATTGCAAAGCTAACTGGCAATCTAACAAAGTTAGTGTATGTGAACGATATTATAAAACTTAATTATAAATATTATATTGTAATATATTATAATGCCAGTAAGAGGTAAGGGTAAAACTAAACGTAGAGTTGTCCGTGGTAAACGCAAAAAACGTTCTGTTTCTAGCAAACAAACGCGCACAAAAACATGCCTGTATAAATATAAATGCGATAAAACAAAAAAGAAAAAAAAAAGATGTGTATACACATACATATGTCCACCCCCATCATCTAAACGTTAAACATTAAACGTCATAGTTGAACGTTCTATAAAACATTTTTTAGTTGATTGACATCAATATTATATAAAATTGATGTAAAACAAATAAACATAACATTGTTAATTAAAAGAATGAACTATATTTTAATAGACGGTAGTTATTATTGTTTTTATAGATATTATGCATTAATGGTATGGTGGAAAAATGCACATCCGGATGAAGAACTCGGTGTTCCATGCGAAAATGAATTGTTCGTAGAAAAATTTAAATCTACATTTAAAGATAAAATCAAAGAAATTCCTAAAAAACTCAAATTGAAACCGGATACTTGTAAAATTATATTCGCAAAAGATTGTTCACGCAGCGATATTTGGCGAATGAACAATGAAAAAACATACAAAGCTACACGTGTATACGACGATACATTTATGGGAGGCCCATTCTTTAAACTCGCGTATGAAGAATTAATTCCAGATATTGTACCAAATGCTATGATTTATTGCGATAACTTAGAAGCCGACGATAGTATAGCAATAGCAAGTAAATGTATATTTAAATTAACACCCGACGCAAACGTCTACATCATTGCGAGTGATACTGATTATCTACAACTACTAAGACCTAATTTGTTTATTTATACATTAAAATATAAAGAATTAAAAGAAAGCAAACATTATTGTGGTGATCCAGAAAAATATTTATTTTGTAAAATATTAATGGGGGACAAAAGTGATAATATAGAAGGAATATTTAAAAAATGTGGTCAAAAAACCGCAGATAAATGCTGGGAAGATGATGTGTATTTTCAAGAGAAACTCAATAAAGAATGCGCGTTAGAAAAATATGAGAAAAATAAAAAATTAATTAGTTTTGACGAAATACCAAAAGAAAAAATAAAAGAGTTTGTTGAAAAAAATATAAATAAAATAAACTAATTATTAATAATGCCTTATAATCTTAAATCATTTGATGATTATTGTAAATTAATTATAAAAAGAGACCCGCAACTAGAAAAAATAGCTATTTCTTATTTACATAAGAATTTTAATATTAATGTAAAAAATCCATCAGGGATTTGTGCATTAATTAATTTAGACATTAAACCAACATTGTGAATGAGTTAAATATGGATTTATTATCTTTTTCTTTAATACCTTTTAATAACATAGGGATTAATAAATAAAATAATCTATAAAAAAAGATAATAACCGACATTGTACCCATAATATACGAAATATCCATTATATATAACGTCTTTTTAATTTTTTTGTTTTCTTTTTAATATATTTCCGAGGTTTAGATTTTGGACCTCTCGTATGTCTTTTACCCTTCGCACGTCGTCTTTTACCCTTAGTACGTCGTATTTTACCCTTCGTACGTCGTATTTTTTTACCTCCAACGGGGTTTGCACCTGGCTTTGTATCTGGCTTTACATCTGGTTTTGCACCTGGCTTTACATCTGGTTTTGCACCTGGTTTTACACCTGGTTTTGCATCTGGTTTTGCACCTGGTTTTGCATCTGGTTTTGCACCTGGTTTTGCATCTGGCTTTGCATCTGGTTTTGCATCTGGCTTTGCATCTGGCTTTGCACCAAGCTTATTACCAGATAGAGCTTTAGAATATAACTTTAATGGTTCATCTTTTTTTTTTATTTTATCTTGTGAAATATCATTCAATTTTAATACATCAATTTCAAATATATTTAATTTATAATCTAATAATTCTAAGATGGCTTGTCTCTTATTTTTACAAGAATCAAATGGAGATATAACACGTCTTAAATCACTCTTTCTCTTAATTTTTTTGGTCAATACTACATCTACCGCTACATGAAATGTGAGTCCACCCGCTTGTAATAATGCTGCCAATATTTCATCAGTGTCATCTTTTAAAGATAATGGCATCTGCTTCAACGGCGTCATTCCATTAAAGCGAAAGGTAATTTCTTTACCCTCACCTTTACTATCATCAAAAAAATAATTCATATTAGTAAAATTACTTCTTGAATAGTCGCGCGTGTATCTTGATGAGTTCATTTCTTTATCATTTTTTAATTTTTGATACAATATTTTATTATATTTACTGGTAATTTTAGATTTACTTGTCATTTGAAAGTCCTTTCCTTCCAAATTTATAATTTTATCTTTAATAAATGCTTGTTGAAGATGTTTAATATTCTCTATTATGTTTATTTTTACATCTTTATGTAATTCCATATTGTCATTTTCAGAAATACGTAATTTATTTATTTTATTGACATCTAAATTACCATATAAAACATCATAATCTTGATCATTATAATCTTGATCATTGTTATTTTTTTTTATTACGGTTTTATTAAACAATATTTTGTTTATTTTTAGTGGATCTAATTCAAAGTCTGATGGAAATATAATAGTTTTATTATATTTTGGATTTATCATGCTTGGTTCAAATTCTTTTAATAACGCACCATTATTATATAAATATATTTTTAAATAATGAACATTGTCTCCAGGTGATTTGATAGTTTTTTTTTGTTCAAATAGTTGTTTCATAATTAATTCATTTTCAGATATTTTCGGTGTTGTACTATCACTCATAATTATATTATAGTTAGATTATTTGTTAGTAATAAAATTTACTACTATTATTTGATTTTAAATCATAAGATCTTAATTTTTTTGTTTTATTTAAAACATCAATTGCTTTTTCAAGTTCTTCAACTGATAATTCACCATCGTTATTGGTATCTATTAATTCATATAAATGTTGCCATTTATCAGGTAACATACAATATTTACTATCTTCATTTAATACAAATCCTGCTAATAAAGTGAACGCAGCAGTCAACAATAATGAAATAACAAGATCTTTAGAACCCATCCAAGATATTGAAAATATTAACATTTGTCGTGCTACACCATTTTTTAAATAAGACTCCTGGTTTTTACTAAACCCTAAAGGAACATATTTAGAACCTATATTTAACATAATCATTGCGATACCCGCTAAAAATTTACTACTATTTAATAATTTTAATTTATCATTAGTTTTTTTTAATTTTTTCTTCAATTCTTTTATCATTAAACTTAATTGAGAAAAAATTAAAATTCCATAAGCGATCGTGTATCCGTATTAAAAGGTAAATTAACTTTACTATGTATTTTAGGTATATTTATATTACATATATTTTTAGGTCTTATTTGATCTTCAATCGTAACTCTATCTTTACCTGTCACTATTAGGGTTTTAGGATCATTATTTGTAAATCCTTGTCTACCATTACCAACATACACTTGCAAAGATGCCAATAAAATAATGGTGGCCAACAATCCTAGTATGGTATGGTTTATTGTGAAAAACACAACCATTGATAATATAAATGCTCTACCTGGAAAGGTGTTGTATAAGTGTTCTAATGGTATAGGTTCTAACATCATAATAAGAACCAACATTACTAACATTAATATATTTTTATTAACTTTCATTTATATATTAATATATTATTTTTCAGTATGTTTTATAAAATTTAATATCTATTTTATAATAAGAATGACTAACTCTTTGTCCGATTGGGCTTCTCCTATTGATACAACTATTACTCAAAATAAAAACAACAAGGCTAAGACCATGAAAAATAACGCAAAAAAAATTGATAAACATAAATTTAGAAAGTTATTAAATGATAATTCAGATTCAGATTCAGATTCCGAATCTGAAATAGCGGATTTTAATCCTCCACCTAAAACCGAACTTACCAAAGGACCTAACATTGAGGGGGATGATGTCGTTCCAATCCCTGATTCAAGTAATTATGTCAGTTTTAATAATGATTTTCCTAAACAATATAATACTAATGTATCGCACCCTTTTTCACAATATGATAATAACAATGAAAACGAACTATTAACAAAAAAACTTAATTATATGATAAATTTATTGGAAGAACAAAAAGACGAAAAGACGCATACAATTACAGAGGAACTTATATTATATTGTTTTTTAGGAATATTTATTATATTTTTGATTGATTCATTTGTTAAAATAGGGAAAAGTAAATATTCTAGATAAAGTTATCCATACTATTAAATGCATTAAGTCTTTCTATAGTTTTTTCGGTGTTTGATTTCTCAGAATTTGTGTTAAATAAATAATCTGTGTTTGTAGATTTTTCATTATTTTTTATTTCTTTGTAAATTATATTTATTTTATTACATACAGTTTCTACCATTTCTTTATTTTTAAACAAAGGGATCTCGTAATTGATTGGCTCACAACATAAAGATACAGAATGATATAATATGTATACTCTTCGTCTTTTTAGTGTAGGCAGATAACATATAGAAAACAGGTCTAATAATGAATCTATGATTTTTTTTAAAGGTTTATTTTCCTTTGCATGTTTTAATATAATTTCCCATACAATCCAAATAATATCGTTTTGATACTTGTTTTCTACTTTTACAAATGTTCGGTAAGATGCAACGCATCTTTCTTTCTTTTTTTTACATATATTTTCAAATTCTAATATCCATTCAATCCAATAACAAGCCTGAAGACAATTATTAGTCTCTATACAATATCCTAATTCGTTCAATGGAATATATAATTCCTTAGGATCATTTTCTATAAATATGTCTTTGATATATGTAACATTAGGAGCTTTTAATTTTTCTGAAAAATGTGTTATATCAAAATCATCTGACTTTACTTTTATTTTTTCAAAACTATGCCTTTTATTTGACAAACATAAATTACATATTATTTCGCAGAATAATTTTCTGATTTTTTCATTGTTTCTCATACTCAATTCATTCCCTACATAACCATTTTTAATTATTGTTCTAAAGTTCTCAAATCGCATCGCTATATATATCGGTAATTTAGGATTCCCAATATGTATGTATTTACTTAAATACAGCAAAATTAAATCCCATAAATCCATATAATGCCCACTACAAATCAATTCAGCACTCCAATTGCACGAGTTTTCTATTTTATTTTTTAATAGATTATCTAATAGCTCTCTTTTTACTTCATTTTTTTTGTATCCTGAAAATGATACACCTTTAAAATCATTATCACTTCGTTTATCATTAATATCATGTTTATCCATAATATAACATTAAATTTTTTTTATGCCAATAAACCGATAAGTTATGAACGTGGTTAAAGCATATAACGAACCGCCCCAAAATGTATCAGTTAATAATACTGACATGTCCCAATTTTTAAATATGGTATAATTTGTTAAATTATAGACGCCATATATTGATATTCCTAATATAAAGGCATCCTCTTTACTTTTACGCCCTTTGATTATAAAATGATAAAGACCAAATGCCATCAATAAATAAGTTAATGCCATCGGTTGCTTACGTATACTCGCCTCCTCGGAGTTTTGTATTGTCTTAATCATTTTAATCATGTTGTCTTTAACATTATTAATATAAATACCATCTAACACCAATAGTATAACTAAAATATATAAATATTCCATCATTTATATATTTATATATTTTATACGTTATAATTAATTTCAAACATTATATATAATTTTAAAATTATATATTCTTTTGAAATTATATACATGGATAACTTTAACAGAACATTACCGAGAATTGACCCCAATACTATGGTTCCTGATAATTATGTAACTAATCCTAGTAATAAATTCAATATGTCATTTTTCATAAAAATATTCGTAGTTATTATAATACTTGCCATATTTGGATTTAACATTTTTAATAATTTAGGATTTGTAACCGACCAAATTGCTTTCATAACTGAACCCATTGTATCATTCTTTGCAATAATATTCAGTAAGACATCTAAAACCGTCATTAAAACTACTACAGCAGGAACAAGAGAAATGACTGAACTTATTGACGACACCGTAGATGTAGCCGATGCAACTATTACAAAAACAGCTAACAAAAAATCTGTTATGCCCGTTCCAATTGCTAAAAAGAATAACTCAAACAACACAGGTCAAGATTATGAAGTAGAAAATGTTAATACTAATCCAGAACCTGATGAAAGTAATAGCATCGTACAACAAGGTAATGTAGGTAAAAAAGGATATTGCTATGTTGGCAACTGGAATGGATTCAGAAGTTGCGTAAAAGTATCGGATTCTGACGAATGTTTATCAAATCTTATTTATAAATCTGAAGCCGTTTGTAGAAATCCTGAATTAAGAACTTAAATATTATTTGTTTTTTAACCAATGGTCAAGCTTATAAATACAAATAAATACATTTTATCGCGAACGTTATCTTATTCTCTAAGTTCTCCTATCGAGGTAATAAGACAAAACAATTTAGTTAATAAAACATTAACGATTGATAAATTTATAAATGGGTTTGCTATTACTACAATCAATTCTTATACTATAAGCAACATTTGCTACAGATTAACTGAATTTATAAACATAGATAATGTATTTATATCACTAATTATAAGTGTATTAGTAATGAATATCATATCAATTCCATTAATTTATAATCAAAAACGAATCATTGTAGGATATCCATTAGAGATTATTCCAATAAAAAAAATCATAAAATTATATAAATTATCTATTATAGATGGCATAATAGGTGAACTTATTAGATATAAATATAGCAATTATATATCTAATAAAATCTTTAATGCTATTAAAATTGGAGTGGTAACATATCCGTTTGATATTATCAAGTCTAAAATAATATATGATAATGCAATAGTTTTTAAATCTCACGATCCACTGATGAATATATGTAGAAAAATATTACAAAATTACATTTTTTTACAGATATTTGCTTTATATGATTCAATTATATTTATGTTAAATAAATTAGTTAAATTATATTTAATCACACGCTAACGTCATATT